CCTCGGTGACGAGCCGAACCGTCACGGCCATGGACAGTCAGATTGGTCAGTACGAGCAGGCGGCCAACCGTGCCCGCGTGAACCTCGAGTTTTACCTCGGCTGGACCATGTTCGTGGCCTTCTTGGCCGTAATCTCCCATTTTATTCCGAGAATTGCATACAACATCCGTGCGACCGTTCACGTTCTGACGATGGGGAATGCCGAACAGGCGGCTATGCTCGCGGGTCGGGTGGGTACCAAGGCTATCGCGGGCGGATCGGGGTCCCGGTCCCGGTCCCGGTCCCGGTCGCGTAACCGCGCGCGGACCCTGCGCATCGGGGCGGGCATGCCCACCAACACGCAGCTCCTGTCCCGTATGCGTTAAAAAATTCCACGCATAAATTAGTATGAAAATTAGTCAGATCAAGGATGCCACGGCCGCCGCCATGTTTGCCGCCGCGATAGTGGTCGTGTGGGCCGGGCCCGTACCGCGCGAACTCGTCCTTAAGGGTCTCGGACTAGGGGTCGCAGTAGATACCCTATTTACCCTTCATCCGGCGTGGCACGGTGCCGAGTGGAAAACAGGTCCTGTGCTGGCCAAGCTGGTGGTCATAGGGCAGGTTTTCATATTTGCATACGTAATCGCAACGACCAATGGATCGCTGCATTGAACTCGCCCAGGACATATGGAAGTCCATGGGCCCAGGCTATTCCGAGCGCGTCTATCACAACGCGTTTGAAATTGCCCTTCGCGACGAAGGTCTGTCGTACGAATCCGAACGCATCTTGTGCGTGTCGTACAGAGGGCACAACGTCGGGAACTTGAGGGCCGACCTTATCGTCTCGGGCAAATTCATCTTGGAGCTCAAGTCCACTTCGAGGCTCAAGGATGAATTTAGGAATCAAATTCGAAACTACATGAAACTGACGGGTCTGAAGGCTGGCGTCCTCATCAATTTCCCAGACAAATTGGGGGCTCTCGAGTTTGAGAAGGTTGAACCATTGGTCGAGGACCCACCGCCCATGGACCTCATTGATTGCTGAGTGGGAGTTTATCAAATCTAGGCTCTAATTTCGCTATACCGAGCGTATAAATTGCCACGAAAGCTCTTGGCAGATGGCCTCCCATATTCGGTCCTGGATGTACAATTTCTCTTTGGATTTCAAGAGGGGAAAACACGGCAGGTAGTCATCCTCTCCGAGGAGTTCACAGAATTTGTAAAGGGTAAATGAATAGCTCAGGAAGTTCTTGCGGTTTGCCGGCTTGACCTTCTCGAACGGTGCTTGAATCTTGTGGAACATGAGACGGAGCTTGTCTTCAAGGGCTTGAGGCATCGTTGGAGGGGTGATACCGCTGAGTATAGTCGCTATGTAAGGTACGTGTTCGTAATACTTTGATTTGTCCAGCTTCTTCAAGAGAGCCTTGACTTTTTCATGTGTGATTTCGCTCAGGTCCTTGATCTTTTGCTTTTTGAACTCTGATCTGAGCTGGTTCAGAACCTCTTCCGGCACACTCGTCGACTCTTTGGCTTGAAATTGACTGATCCATTCATTGAAGTGATTCTCGCGCTTGTAAGAATATATGACGTGTTTCTCCATCTCTTGCTCCTCCTTGAATCCCACCTCTTCACCCTGAATATAGTCCATTCGTCCACACGACCCACATATTTCTTCACTGACCACCTCGTCGAATATTTTAGTATAAAATTGCCCACACCCCCTACATGGTAAGGTGTGGACCGCAGGCCCTTGACCAACTTGTGCACCAAATTCATTCTCCACCTCGGCCAAGTACTTTTTGAATATGTCTTGGCGTTGGACACCCCTGCGCGTCTTGAGTTCGAAACCTAGGGCCCGCGTTACCTTTTCAGGGGCTGGCACCGAGTCCTCCTGGGCCGTGTACTCCTTTATCACGGGCATTGCCGATAGCAGGTACTCAACGAGCTCCTCTTCGGACTTGCACCCTTGGACGCGCTCATTGTACCGGCCCTCCATTATTATTCATGCATCTAAATGTTTAACTATCCATCTTGGGTGCCAAATAGAACCGTAGGTCCCCAAGGTTCGCTATAGTATATCTGAAAACTATAGGCATGTTATCATTCGTAGAGTCTTGCATAATCTGGACCGAAGCACACATATTGGTCGCCTTGGTGAAAAGGTTGATGTATTTCAGACTGAAATTGGATCCGGTCCGATTGACCGACTCGGGAAGTTCGATGGTCGTCACCTGGTCAGCAAAGTCACCGTTGCATCCCAGAGTCAGCTTGGTCCCTTCGCGGACGATGGACATTTCTAGAGCCAAATTACCCATGTCGCGCGCGATCCTCTGAAAGTCGACGGCAGGCAGGGTGGTCACGACGTCCATATTCACGTCGGGCAAGCCGAGGATGTCCTCGTTGATGTCTAGCAATTTCAATTTGAAAATGGTTGAGGACTTTTTGATTGGGTTCTCGATGACCAAGTCTATGCAGTCACGGTTCTCCATGCGCATCACCAAGGTGTCGGCACCCGAGATTGACTTGAGCAACTTGTACATGTTGCCCATGTTCAGACCGGCTGCCATCTCCGCCACACACTCGTACTCTTCAAAGTTCTCAGCACCGAGCGTCATATGGACGAGGGTCACACGGGCCGTGTCCAAGGTCAAGATGTGAACGCCTGCAGGCGTGAAATACACGTTCACATCATTGATGATATCTTTGAGAACCTCAAAAACCGCCTTTATAGCCGAGGCTTGGATGGTTTTCAGGTACATTGCTCTATAGTCTGCCCGAATCTCTAAGTTCTGGCTTTTTGCATCGCCTCGGTAACATTCATTGAAATTTTCTCTTCAAGATCGGCAGTCATCATGGGCTGGAGAGACTCGCCGTACTTTTCCAGATCAAATAGGCATGCGTTCTCGGACCCGTCCAAGTTTGAACACATATTGCCTGTACCGTCCCATGAGTCAAAGTCGTCTGGGATCATGGACACGAGCCAATTCTTCACCTCGGCTCCGACGAGCATCTGGCCTTCGTTGGTCACGAGGGTCGGGACCCGGGTGATCTTCTTGGACGGGACGCCGTTCGTATTTATATTGTGAAACCGGACAATCTCGATGAGGGCCGGTTGGGTCTTGATGAAGTTCATGATATCGGCCGACCACTTGCACTTATCCGAGTAGACCAGCAAGGCCATTACTCTGAGGGTCTTTTTTTTCGGCCGCCCCGAAACGCGCCGACCAACTTTTTTCATCGACTAAATTAATGAAGGACCTGATCACAGTTGGCCTTCTGCTCGTGATCGCGTTCCTGATCTGGAACGGTCGTCAGTCGGCCACCTACGCCGTCGAGGTCAGCGCCCCGACAGGCGACCGCGTGTCCCCTGACGTGACCCAGGTCATCATCGACGCGGTCATAGCGACCAAGGACAATTACCGTCCGCTCGAGACGCTCTTCATCAACCATCAGGGTGACGGCGTGTACAACTCGCGCTTCATGTTCCTGAACATGAAGAACTACTACGGCGAACAGATCGATGTACAGGCCCGCGTGAACCAGAACGGCACGGTCGACATCCTGAACCAGACGCCGACCGCCAAGGTGGATTACTCGAAGGCGTACAAGCCCGATCGTTACGAGTCGTGGGAGGTGGTCCAGAACGCCCTGGACGCTCAGCTGGCCGACGCCCTGAGCAAGCCGGTCATGGTGCCGCCGCTCGAGTCGTATCAGCGCTAGAAAAATGCCCCATCAGACTAGGATGGCGCTCCCAGTGACCGCCAAGGAGATGGCGGCCCTTGAAAAGGCTCGCCAGAACGTCAAAAAGGAGACGTACAAGGCTTTACTCGACCAATTTTCTCGAAAAATTCGCACGTCGCACGAACTCGGGCTGAAGAGTGCACTCTTGACCGTCCCCCCGTTCGTCGTGGGATTTCCACGGTACGACCTCCCCAAGGCTGTCCGTTACTTGTGCCGACAGCTCCAAAAACTGGGGTACACTGTTGACATGTCTGGACCAGTCAGTTTCAGAGTTCGCTGGGACCGCCGGTCTCGGGCTGTACAGGAAGAGCCCGCAGAGGACCAGACAATGGACCTTCTGCCCGGTCTCGTGAACCTGCAGAAAATGGCTCAAAAAATAAGGGTGACCAAAGGCAAATGATCAGCCCGCGCAACCTTGTCCAGATCCGCTACAAGTCCCTTCTCGAGAATCGCCTGATACCAGTCGTAGTCAGCACTGGCCCAGCCGGTACCGGCAAGAGCCTTCTGGCGTGCAACTCGGCGGCGCAGGCTCTCAAACTCGGCCATGTGAACCGCATCATTCTGACCCGCCCGGCCGTTTCAGTGGATGAGCAGCATGGTTTCCTGCCTGGAACCCTCGAAGACAAGATGGACCCGTGGGTCCGTCCATTGACGGACGCGCTCGGCCGCCATTTCCGCCCGAACCATATCCGGACGATGATGGAGGACCGTCAGATTGAGGTGTGCCCATTGGCCTACATGCGCGGCCGGACGTTCGACGCGTCCTGGATAATCGCAGACGAGATGCAGAACTCGACGCCTAATCAGATGCAGATGGTCCTGACTCGGATCGGTGAAGGCTCCAAGATGGTCATCACAGGCGACCCTCGTCAGCACGACCGGGGGTTCGAGGACAATGGACTCGCGGACTTTGTGTCGCGCCTCCGGCCTTCGGATCAAATACAGCACGTCATTTTCACCGAGGCTGAAATAGAGCGCCATCCGGTGATTAAAGAGATTCTGGATTGGTACAAGTAATGGAGATCGCCCCTATGAACACGTGCCCATGCCGCCCAGGATTTACATACAAAAATCTCACGACCCACCAAAAATCTAAACTGCACCAGACGTGGGAGGCCAATCAGGTTCATAAAACCGACAAGGTTCGATCGAAGGAATTTGAAAATGAAATTGAGAGGCTCAAGCGCCGTCTGACTCACAAGGAGGCGGTCGAGGTTGCCTTGTTGAACCGGATCAATAATCTAGAAGACGAATTGGCCTATTGGAAAAAGGCTTATGATGGGGTGTATATGTAGTCACTGCGCAAGGCTTCGCGCAAATAAGTCCTGCGGACTTACTATAGCATGGACCTTCTGAACGAGTCCGAGCGGCGCTTTACCAAGAAGCTTTGTGATGCGATGATTCCGGTGATGATTGAGGCTTTCTGGGAGATTTGGCTCGAGGCTAAGAAGGAGGTCATGGACAAAAAGTCGAAGAACACGACGCTGGTTTTCCAGGAGCTCCTCAGGGCCATCAAGACTTGGAACTCTTCAATTTCTCTCAAAAATACAGAGGCGATCATCAAGAACCAGCCTCTGTTCCCGAACCTGATGGCGGCTGTATTCGTCATCCACGTCAAGATTCTGAGCTCGATCCGGACAGACAAAAAGTCCAAGAAGATTTGCATCAAGCTTCCGGCGAACGACGTGTTTGTTCAGAGGTGCTACGAGGCGTGCGCCAAGGACCTGTATGAGCGACCTCTCATCATCACCGAGCCCCATACGGAAGAGGAGCGCAACGATGATCTCCGGGTGCGATTTTCAAAGAAAATTGCCGAGGTCATAGAGGACCTGGTTCCGACGGCTGAGATTCTCCAGACGTACCTGCCTATGCCGGCGGCCGGCGAGGACCTGAACCTGGATCACGAGGATGAAGAGGCTCCAGAGGATGAGGACGAGGATGTACCGGACGTGATGAACGAAGACCCCGTCGACCCCGTGAACGTCGATGGGTCCAACATGGAGTTTGGGAAGACGCCAGGCGGCGTAGATAACACCGTGACCGTGAACAATAGTGGGACGCCACCGAACGTTCCAGGAGGCACACCAGCCGGTGAGCCGTCCGTGGCTAACATGGAGCAGAACCTATTTGATGATGCGGCCGAGTCGCGAGTCGGTCCGCAGCGCATCGAGAAATTGCCCTAAAAAATTGCTCAACAGGTACTAAAGTATGGATCAGTACCTCCGGGACCCTACAGGCGCCGCGGTTGTAGCTGGCGCCGTCACCATGGCTTACGTATATGGCCGGGCTAAAATGAACAACGAAGGACCCGTCAAGAACTCGGAGCTCATGAAACCGGCGTTCTTGGTGGCCCTTCTGGTCTATTTCATAGTTTCGCGCAGCTCTGAAACCCATGAGACGATGACCAAAGAACCTTACTAATTTACTTAAGGAATTAGGTCGTCAAAACCACAGTGACACGATGACCACGATTCAGGCTTTCAATGAAATGATGGGCCAGTTCCTCGACGAGCTCGTAGCAACGTTCCCCGAGGAAGAGGCGTTCAAGGCTGTCCAGGCCACCCCGCGCACTCGCGCAACGTTCGACGCATTTATGAAGCAAATCGGACCGTTCTCATCCCAGCTCATGGCCAAGTCTCCAGACTTTTTCAGTGAGCAAAATGAGTTCGTCAAGGGTCTTAACCTTCAGACGGTGTGGGCGAGCGCAGAGGCGACTTCCGCGACCAAGGATGCCATCTGGCAGTACATCCAGACGATGTACATCTTGGGCAACACGATCAGCATGTTCCCCCCCGAGACGCTCAGTATGATCGAGGCGGCTGCTGAGAATTGTGCCAAGAACATGAAGACGACCGGTGGCGCCATGGACGAGAAGGCGCTCATGGCTGGTATGAACAACATGCTTTCCCAGATGATGGGTGGCGGTGGAGGTGGCGGGCTCGCAGCCCTGATGGGCGGCCTCCAGCCGCAGCCACAGCAGGCCCCTCGTCCCCGGTCGAAGGCCAAGGGCCGAAAGAAGTAATTTCTCAGACTATTACAGAATGGACCCGCGAGAGATTTTTCGCAACGACAAGCTCCTCGAGTTTTGGCCGACCGCGAAGCAGTCGGCCCGTGAGCGCGTCGCGGCCACTTCCCGATTCGTCATCTATGCATCAGTCCTAATTTACATCATTAATCGCGACCCGCGAATTTTCGCTCTTGGTGTGTTGGTCCTGGCTATCCTTTACTACCTGTACGGTGCGAACCTGATAAAGGACGGCAAGCTTCGTCCGGCCCAGGGCGACGGTCGCGCTCCAGGCCCGTTCCGCGAGGAGGTTTACATGCCCTCGTTCAACAACCCCATGGGTAACGTGCTTCCGACCGATTACATAGACTACCCGGACCGGCCGAGCGCCGCGTGGTATCCCAGTGTGCGGCAGGAAGTTGCCGTACAGTGGAGTAATATCCACCCGTTCGAGCGCAAGCGTGACGCCGAACGTAATTTTTACACGGTCGCATCGACGACCATCCCCAATGACCAGGCGGCTTTTGCTCAGGCGGCCTACGGCAAGCCGTTCTCCCCGATCTGCAAGGATCAGGGTGGTGACGCGTGCGACCCAGACCGCTTCTATTCTACACTTCCCGAGAGTCCTCAGATGCGCGCAGGAAACGGCCGCTAATTAGGCAGCCGACGTTCCTGAGCCGTCAGCGTGCGCACAAGGGCGCGCCGACCCTTACCAGGGAGGCTCGCCGCATATCTCGCGCCGCGACCCACAGAGGCTGCGGCGCGACCAGTCAAATTCCGGGCTTTGGCCGCCACCTTCCATGGGGCGACCAAAGCCTTTGCGGCGCTTGCCGCTGTCGCACTCCGCCCGCGAGCCTCCAGGGCGGCCAGTTTACGCTGAACTTTAGGAGGCAGGCCGAGCGTACGATTAAAACGGCTCTCCGGTCCCATCTTCGCCTTCAGAAGGGCGGGGAGCATACGCGGGTCCTTGGACGCCAGGGCCGCGGCCGTCTTTTCAGAAAGTTTGTAATTTCCAGCAATAGGCAGACCGGCGTGCGCCTGCTTCAGGACCGACTTGGGGAACTGATACCCCTGGGCCTCGAAACGCAAAACATTTGATGCTGAAATTGAGGGCATCGGCAAGTTGGTCCATGCGCCCTCGCCAAACTTGCGGGGCATTCTGCTCCCGTTCAGCTTGACCCACGTCATTTTCGGTTCGTAAAGGCTGGAATTGGGTTGGCCACCCAGGCACGCCTTGCGGCCACACGTCAGGGGACGGCGCAGACGGGCGCGTTCCACAGCGGGGAACTTTGTGAGACCATGGGAGCGGCCCATCGTCCGCGTCATGTACGAGTAATTGGGACCGCTCGTCCCCAGGGGCCAGACGGCAAGGGCTTTGCCCGACGCGCCGACGTAGGGTGTGTTGACCTTGCGACCCCCGAGCGCAGCCTGCAGAGCCAGAAGCGTCGTGAGCGCCTTGGCGCCTCGCCCGACGGACGACGCGCGGGCCGAGCCGCGGCGGGCACGCGGAGGATTCCATGGACGCACACCAGGTGACGCTGACTTGGCGCGACGATACATGGGGTTCACAGAAGTCCCAAGCCGACCGGGGGCGGAACCGGCGCGCAGACTGCGCCGGCGGCGGGCAGGCGAGGCCGATTTGGCCTTGCGATAACGAGGGCTCACCCGAGCGGGTGCAGAAGGCATACTATAAATCTATAGTTTTTTTCGGACACTACAGTAATAATGCCTATCCTGAACACGAGCCCATTGGTCCTTCAGGAGGGCGTGATGATGGGTCCGGCCACCGTTGTTCTGGCCGACAAGACCGATGTGGAGAGCATGCTCCGTGAGCGCACCACCATCGCATGGAAGAAGAACGTGACCGAACAGCCGTATGACTTCCCTAACAGCTACGTCACCATCCCGCAGCGCGTGATGGGCTGGAACCCCGTCAGCACGTATGTCGATGATCAGAACACTCGTTTCGTTCAGAGATATTTTAGTAAGTAAATAGTAACATGGACCCATTGGCTCTTGCTGCAGTCGTCGGCCTTGTGTTTGCAGGCAAGCGTCTGAGTGAGTCGTCCGAGTCTTCGGTCGAAAAGCCCGTCCAGGCAGCGGCTACACCCTCTTTGACCCGTCGTGACGTGGATCTCATGGCGAATCCACGTGATCACTCGAAGGACTATTTTGACCTCAAAATTATGACGCCGGATCTGGGTCGGCGCATCGGCGACTCTCGTCTCGGTCCCAAAAACGAAATTGGGTCTCTCCAGGACCGTTCACCTGACGCGGGCCGCTTCCCGTTCGGCCAGCCTGTCTATGACTTGTACAACCGTCAGAACGTGACGAACAAAATGAACAATCTTCAGCCCATCGAGCGCAAGAACGTCGGTCCGGGTCTGGGTGTTGCGGCCGACGTCCCAGCGGCGGGTGGTTTCCACAACTTTTTCCGGGCGCTTCCCACCAACACCAACGAGGAGCGTCTCACGACCCTCGAGGGCCGTAACGGACCTTCCAATCCCGTCGTCAAGAATGGCGGTACGACTATGGGTGATATCACTCACCAGGCCAAGGACTCCAAGGCGTGGTACCGTGCTCCTGCCCAGAATAAGGGCGAGGGTCAGGGTGGTGCCCTTTTGGGACCCGAGGGCCGCCCGGACTTTATCAAGACCCGCCGCTCGACCATCCGTCACGAGACGGGTATGCGCGCAGACGGTCTCGAGAAAGGCCCGGCTCAGTACAACGTGGCTCAGCCGTACGCTTCGGGTGGTGAGGCTGCATACACGGACAAGTCCCTGACTCGCATGAGCGGCTACCGTGAGAATGGAAACCGCCCAGAGGGTCCCGGGCGTATGAATGTCCGTACGGACCCCATCAATCAGGGTGGCGCCCCGTCATGCCTTCGGTCCGAGACGACGGCGTTCCCCGTGGCTGCGGCCGATGGTGGTCGTTTCCAACAGTATCAGCGTCCTGAATTCGACAGATTCAATGAGAAGAAGGGTCGCATGAACCCATGGTCGACCAACGCCTCCATGGATATGGCGATCCAGCAACTCGACAAAAACCCAATTGCCCAGCCGCCTCTTTCGGTCGTCTAAAATAATCTAGACCAATTGTAAAATGAGCGGAGGTATCGTTCAGCTTGTCGCGACCGGTGCTCAGGACGCGTGGCTGACGGGCAAGCCCGAGGTTTCTTTCTTCCGGTCCAACTACCGCCGGTATACCCACTATGCTCATTCCGTGGAGCGTCAGATTATCCAGGGTCAGCCGACCGCTGGCGGCATCTCGACCATTCGGTTCGAGAAGAAGGGTGACCTGCTCTCGTACGTGTACTTCACTGCCCGTGACACCAACGGCTCCGTGATCTCCAACCTGGACTGGTCCAAGGTGATCGACAAGGTGGAGCTCATGATCGGCGGCCAGATTATCGACACCCAGGACTTTGAGTACTCGACCGACATCGAGCCCCTGACCGGCGCCCAGAACTTTTCCCAGCGCTACCTGAACAACGCAGCGGGGACTCAGGCGACCCCGACCAACCAGAAGGCGATCTTTTACCCCCTGAAGTTCTTCTTCTGCAAGGACTGGTCGGTTTCTCTGCCGCTTGTGGCGCTGCAGTTCCACGACGTGGAGCTGCGCATCAGCTGGTCCCAGAACCTGGGCACGACGGTCAACTTCGGCGCGACGACGAATCCTCTGCTGTCGGCTGCTCCCCAGGCGACGGCCAATTGTCTGGCTGCGAGCGCCGGCCCGAACAGTCTGAACTCCAACACGGCCAACCTGGTCCTGAACTCGACGGTCGGTCCTCTGTTCCCGGGCATGCTCGTCACCGCGGGCACGTCCAACCTGCAGACGAACGTGGGTGTGGTCCAGTACATTTCCAACGCCTCGAGCACCACCACGGCTTACTCGACCGCCAACGTTCTGGTCGCCTTCTCGAACACGGCCAATACCAACGTCATCTCCACAACCTACACGGCGACGACTCTGAACGTGTTCGCTCCGGTCATCTCGGGCCAGGTGCCGACCGCGACTTCGATCGCTGCAGGCACCTCGACGCAGATCACCTTCAGCAGCTACTCGAGCCCCCTGGGTCAGGCGACGACCCCTTCCATCGGTCAGTACGTGGCTGGTCTGCCCGTGACCGGCCCGGCGTACGTGTCGGCAGTGTCTGGTCAGACCGTGACCGTGACGTACCCGACCACGACCGCCTCCGCCATTCCCCAGGGCTCGATCCTGTCCTTCTTCCAGGGCACGGCCACGTCGACCGTCAAGTACTCGGACCTGATGTTCCAGTGCTGGTCGAACTTTGTGTACCTGGATGAGACTGAGCGCAACTTCTTCGCGAAGGGTGCCCAGGACCTCCTGATTACCCAGGTGAACCGTGTGACCATCCTGAGCAACCCAGTTCAGGAGCTGGCCCTGGCCCAGCCGGTCAAGTTCCTGGCCTTCCCGGCCGCCAACTACCCGGCCATCTACGCCAACGGCGCCAACAGCGTGGCGGCCGCCCGCTACGTGCTCAAGACCCAGATCAACGGCGTGGACGTGGGCGAGTTCCGCTCCCTGCCCGCCTACATGGACGCTGCCCACTACTACAACACGCCCTTCGGCTACATCCACAACAACCAGGTGGCGAACGTGGCGATCATCAGCTACTGCCTGGACACGTCCAAGCTCCAGCCGACCGGCACCCTCAACTTCTCCCGTCTGGACACTTTCCGTCTGATCACCGACCCTCAGCTGCCCAACGGTATGCTGGGTCTGACTAACCAGGCCATCAGCTCGCCGTACCTGTACGCCGTAAACTACAACGTGCTCCGCATCCAGAACGGTCTGGCCGGGCTCATGTACGCGAACTAGATTTTTTCCGATAAGAAAAAAACCAACCAAAATTAAACACCATGCAGCTCTGGCAGTGGCTTCTGCTTCTCGGTCTCGTGTTTCTAATCAGTTACAATCCGCGCACGGGAAATATATCAAAATATTTTGGTTCTGAAATATTAGAGGGTCGTCCCAATGGCGACGCCCCGAGGCCCTCGCGAAAGGCACAAAGCAATAGCGATCCCAGTGAGCACAGTGAATGATGTTCCTCACTTTTTGATAGTCCATGACCGGCGCTACAAAGAGTGGACGTTCGTCACCGGCGGGTGTCGCCGACGAGAGGTCTATAACCCGCTTCGCTGTGCGGTTCGAGAACTCGAGGAAGAAACACGAGGCATGATAAATTTGAAAAGGGGGTCATACTCTTATTTCAAATTCATCACAAATACCCCAGAGCCACGAGATATCGAGGATGGGGTCGATGTCGTAAACGTCTATCACGTTTACATATTCGATATGCCTATGACGTCTATAGAGCACCGTCATATAGTAAAGCGGTTCCTCGAAGAAAAGGAGAAGATGGAAGGGGCCCAGGTTCCTTTCCGTAAGAATTACGATGAGAATGATGATTGTAAATTCGAACCCCTGACGACCATAGCCCAACGGTCAAATCTGTGGCCGATGATTCGTCAGCACGTCCTCGGGAACCCAGAGTTCCAACAGGCCCTCGGGACTTCAAAGACGCCTTTCAATTTGAGGGGTTGACGACCCCCAGTCGCGCAGCGACTGTGTGCGGCGCGGAGGCCCGCGCTCCGCGCGGACCAAATAAGTGCTGCGCACGAGGACCGCGGTGCGGTCCGACGGAAAACTTCGTTTTCTTTACTAAAGATGACTCGTTCAAAACTCGAGTTTGCGACGATCCTTGCGACCCTCAGAGCAGATGGTTCGGATCCTCAGAAACTAGCAACTGAAATGTCTCTTCGCCGATTGTGTTACGAAATTGAGAAGATCGAGGCGGCCCAGGAGGCAGCCTCGCGTGAAACGGCTGTGGCGCCGGTCGCCGAACCCAAAAAGAAAAAGTACCGGGTCAGACCCTTCTGGGCTTTCCTAACCTTAGAGAGCTCGGACGAAGAGTAATCAAGTAATGGAAGCTTGGAAAATCCCGAGCGGCTCGGCGACCCATGTCCTCATGGACGGTGGGATCCTCTCTGTACCGACCGAAGATACACACGAGTTCTATCAGGCGTGTATAGACCTCGTGAGTTCAGGAACTAAATTGTATGTGGTCGAACAAAAGACTGAATTGTTTAAATTTTTCGTGGACCTCGATTACAAGGCTCAGGAAAAACTCAAGGATGAAGATCTTATCCAATTTTGTTCCTTGATTGCTGAAGAGGTGGATGGGGGACAGTGTCTCATAGCTCGGGCCCTCCCGCGACCCATCAAAGAAGGGATCAAGTCTGGGGTCCATATTCACTGGCCAGATCTCATCGTGTCTCGGACGCAGGCTCTCAATTTGAGAACAAAAATCATTCTAGGTCTCCGGCGGTACCACGAGTTTGATTGGGACAAAGTGGTCGATGCGTCAGTCTACGGGGGGTCTGGTCTTCGCATGCTCTGGTCACACAAGAAACCGAGCGGTGATCCGTACCTACCGTGGCGTGGCACGGGACCCGACGGCGGGCCATTCACGCGCGAGTTTTCCAAGGAGCCTCGGGTGGACATCATGGCCCTGTTCGCCATCAGGACCGAAGAGGATGCACGGCCCCAGGAGGTCCTCGAACAGACCGGTCCTCTCGAAGAGTACATCCAGCAGTACATGATGGGTCAGAGGCGCGCACGCGTCAAGAAGGTCCAGCGCCACGAGCACGACGGATGGTTTATACAGACCGACTCTAAATTTTGCGAAAGGATACGGGACGAGCACAAATCGAACCACGTATGGTTCTCTGTATGGAACGGGCGGATACATCAGCGGTGCTTCGACGAAGAGTGCGCCGAGTTCAAAGGCACCGAACATATTCTTTCGCCATCATTAGTAGAGCAACTCAAAGATGTTGCTATTGTGGGTAGTCCTACTGGCAGCTTTCTTATGGATGTTTTTCCCAATGTCTCAAGGTAGGCGGTTCGTCACCTATGAGAAACGCGTCCACAAGTACTCGGGTCTCGACCCTGCGACCTGGAAGGAGTTCCAGGTCAATATCAAGATTTTTGAATCTGAATTAGGAACGGCCAATATCGACAAGGCGGCCGGGGGTCTTTATTCGGCCCTCGAGAATATAAGGAACATGAGCCTCTTCGTCGAGCGGGCCGACGATTCACATCTGGCCGAAGAACTCGAGGACATTGCACTCGAGTTGGGATATGAGGGTGAATATATGTTGAATCAAAATGCACTCGCCCGAGGATTGTACTTCTTCCCCAAGTACTTAAACGAGACGCTCCAAGACTACACAGAAGATGTCGTGCCCACCAAATTCGCCCGACTCCGAGGCGACCAGTAGCCCTGCGCCCCGCACGCGCTCGGGCCGCGTCTCCAAACCCCCAGTCCGTTACGAGCCCATTGAGCAAGTTGAGGATGATTACTCTGCGGAAGAGTACGATTCACACGAGTCAGACACTGACGTGCCCACGGAGGAGGACTCAGATGAGGACCTCGGGGATGAGTCTGACGCGGATGAAGATGGGAACTTGGATGGTTTCGTTGTAGCAGATAAAAGCGAGAGTGATGAAGAGGGTAGTGACGACGATGGAGAACCTCCCGTTCCTGAAACAAAACGACCGCGAGCCCCCGTCAAGAAACGCCCCGTCCGAAAGTGATTGGCCGAGGGAGCCTCAGCGGTACGCACAAGATGACATAGTCATGGCGCCGCCCCGGCCCGACGTGTTCGAGAGCCTCAAGGCGAACCCTATGGCCCTGGTCCTTTTGGGTATCGTCATCGGGGCTCTGCTTGTGAATATGCGGCCGGTCGTCATCAAGAGTTAAGTGAGTGTAATTTTTGTAAAATTGTAAGAAGGATCGAGCTTGAAATGGCTCACTGCATTTCCGGCTACATATTTAGTGGTTTGTTTGATGCCTGCGTCATTCTCGACCACGACGGTCAACGGAGGGTAAACCTTCATAGTGCCCGTCGTGGCTGTGAGCGGGTACGGACCACCAGTCTTCAGGGTCGTCTCGAGACCCGAGCGGCTATCCATGAGCACGACCGTGGACGTCGCCTGCCCCTCCTGAGCCTTTGTGTTCTGAACGACCGAAGGATCCTGAATCGAGTCGAAAAAGAAAAGAGGAGCCGAACCCGAGCTCGAATCCTCCCCGATAAAGTCACCTATAGGGCCCGTCCGTCCTTCTCTTACATTTTCTTGTAAAAATCCAACCCAAGAATTCTCCAACGTTTGAGAATTGGGCTCCATATCTCTGAATACCTCAAACTGGCTGTCGTAAGCCGGTACAGTTTGAGATATTTGTGCAGGTGCCGCCGGGATGTTCTTATAGGCCAACCAGGCCAGAACAACACCTATGGCGAACGCCAGAAGGATGAAAATCATTTATACTACTTTTAGACGGCTAAAAAAACTAAGCCTCGGTGGTCTCATCACCCTCCGGGATCGTGGCCTGTGCGCTGGCCTCAGCCTCCTCGAGAGCCTTGCGACGGGCAATCTCAGCTGAGACGCGCTCGTCAGCCAGCTTGACCAGCTCGGGCATCTCCATGTCCGGGAACTCCTTCTTCAAGTCGTCGATCAGGTCGGCCGGGTGAGGAATCGGCGGCACGTCGGGCTTGGTGTAGAACTTGCTGTTCTCGTCCCCGGGCTCGATGTAAGGCGTGTCGCCCGCGATCGGCTTGGCCGTCATGTCGCGCTTGCGCTTCTCGAACATCGCAGCAGCCTGCGACTGGTTCTCGCGATACTTGCTCATAATCTCCTCGAGCTTATCGTTCTGGTAGTGCACGTCGTTGATCTGCTCACGGTCCGGCGGAATCAGGAGCCACTTGTACATGTCGACCACGTAAATGTCCACGAGAGCATCCTCCTTCTGAAGGCGCTTGGCGTGGCTGGCAGCCTCATCACGGGTCGCGAAGCACCCACGAATCTTCATTCCGAGCTTCTCATTCTTCTGAGGCAGGTCA